AATTTTGCGCCCTGAGCAGGCACGTCGTTTTATCGACTATGTTTGGGATGCAACAGTATTAGCAAAGGATGGCCGTCGTGTAACAATGAAGGCTAATTCTATGGAACTTGAGAAGGTAAACGTCGGAGAGCGTGTAATTCGTGCAGCAGCGCAAGCAGTTGGTAACTACACAAACACAGGCGCAACATTCTCTAAGGTCGAACTTACTACCAAGAAGATTCGTCTTGATTGGGAAGTAACAGCAGAATCATTGGAAGATGGTGTAGAAGGTGACGCTCTAGAAGATCACTTGGTACGCTTGATGACCAACGCATTCGCAAACGATATCGAAGATCTCGCTATCAATGGTGATGGTGCAACAGGAGCATTCTTGTCAATCATGCCAGGCTTTATCAATAAGGTAAAGACAAACGGAGATGCACATGAGTCAGTAGTAACCGTAGCAGATAATGCTTGGACACCTGATGTAATGCAGGGCATCATCAATGCAATGCCACGTAAGTACCGTGCACTTAAGAACAATCTTAAGTTCTACGCAGGTACAGATGCATTCGGTGGAATCGTTAAGAACAACGGTACACTTGCTGATGCAGTAGCAGAAGCATTTGCTGGACAGGTCCCAGGATCAACCCAAGCAAACCGCCAGTCATACCTTGATGGTATCGGACAGACATTCGGTGGAGCACGTACAACTCGTGTTCTCGGAATCGAAGTTCAGGAAGTTCCTTACTACCCAGCAGGCTATATCGATTTGACATTCCCTGCAAACCGTGTATGGGGATTCCAAAGAGACATCACTGTAAACCGTGAGTACGTAGCGAAGAAGGATACAATTGAATACACTGTATTCGTTCGCTTCGGTATCAACTGGGAAGAAGAGGATGCAATCGCATTCGCTGACGCTGCAGCAGACGCATAGTCTGTAAACAGTACCTTTAATGGGGGGCGGGAGTTCACTCTCCTGTCCCCCTTAATACTTTAATGATATAATACAAACAAGGAGGATACAAATGGAAAATAATAATTCATTTTCAGAAGATAAAGAACAAAAAATTTCTACAGGCTATTGGTCAACTCCAGAGCAAGTTGCTCAGGCAGCAGAATCAGTTGTTGAGCCAGCAGTAGAAGCAGAAGCACCAGTTGTTGAGGCACCAGTTGCCGAAGCAGTTGTTGAAGCACCTGCAGTAGAAGAACCAGTTCAGTCGCTAGGCTTTACAAAGACAGGCGCTATTGGCTCCATGGCAGCAGATGGTAAACAAAAAAATATTAAACCAGAAAATCAAAATGGAGACAAAGTTGCTATTTACTCAACAAGCAATGTTCGTTGGGAAGAAGCAAGTGGAGCCATTTACAAAGGTGTTAATATTGTAACAAAAGATCAAGCAGACAAGTGGCTTACTCGCTCACATGTTCGCTTAGCAACACCCGAAGAAGTCCAAAAGAGTTTAGGGTAATTAAAGATGGAGATATTGAGAGTTTCGCCATATGCAGACATATCTGTTGATTTTGTGGTTCCTGCGGGAATAACATCATCGACAATAACTGTTAACATAACAGATATGGCGGATCTTTCAATATCGACATTAACATTTTTAAACAAATCAGCAGGGAATACTATTGATATATCTTTGTCAGGAAAATACGACTCTTCATATAGGGTTGAAATTGTTAAAAATCTTGGGGCAGTTGGAGAAGTAATTCTTCAAGATGAAACTTATGAAATCGTAAGACCATACGTAGATCCATCAAGAAAAGCATCTACAGCATCAGACATTGCTACCTATACAGCAAATGAAGAAATTGCAAGAGCAATTATTGACTCAATAGTTATAGAAGGATTTTATTATAAGAAAAAAGTTTTACATTTTACGGGAACTGGAGCAGACTATCTGCCAATCTGGGATGACGTAAAAAAGGTTTTAGCGGTATACGAAAACAACAAATTAGTAGAAGATAGAGAATACGAAGTATCATCAGACAAAACAGCAATCATTGAGAAGTCATCAGACAACATTAATCGTGCAGAGTCTTCCCCATTAGTTTTACCTGCTGCAGCATCAGATTCTCTAGACCCACAGTTTATATACAGAGGGTTTGGTAAAACATGGGATTACCTAATAACTGTTGAATATGGATATACAGCAGTGCCGTCAGACATTATTAGAGCAACAGAGATGTTAATCCATGACCTAGAGTGCGGAAAATTAGATTACTACAAGAGATTTATTTCTTCTTATAACACAGATCAATATAGAATTCAGTTTGATAAGGGTCTTTTCGAAGGAACAGGAAACATAATTGTAGACAAGATACTTTCAAAGTATACTAAGTCTATTACAAAACTTGGGGTGTTATAATGACAGTTTGTGAAACACCAGACTTTATGTTTCCAATGCAAGCATCTGTGTATCATCCAATAGTTGATCAAGGTGAATTTGGTGCAATAAAAAAACATTGGGTGCTTGACAGAGTTTTTGCTTGTAGTTTTTCTTCAGGAGGATCAGCATTTAAAGAAGAAGTAAAACCAAATGTAAACATAACTCAAAACTCAATCCTTATTGGAAGAGCAAAATCAGACATTAGAATTTCTTTGCTAGATAGCAAAAATGCTTTAACTAACATATTAATATCTGACATTAAAGATCAAGAAGGAAACCTTATTTATATGGAGACTTCAGGTCCTAGATCTGGCAAAGGCACCTTGTTTGAAGTAGCGACCTACGAACCTTTTACTGGCCCATTTGGCGTAGTTGAATCTTACAAGTTGGTAATAAGAAGATCAGAGAATCAGTCAGGTGATGTATGATAACAACATTTAACTCAAAACAATTTAAGAAAGATATGAGCAATATTATTGACTACTCTATAGGATTTCTAGAAGGAGTTCAAAGAGGAAAGACTGTATTTCTAAAAACATTAGGCATGGAAACAGTAGAGGTAATGAAAGAATTTATAGACTCTAACGCAAGAGTTAATCCTGAAATGCTTCACCATGTTTATGAGTGGACTATGACTGGAAGCCCAGATGCAAGACTGTATGATATATCTTACACAACTAGCAATCTAGGGTTATCTTTTCGGTCATCATTTAGACAGTCAACATCTATTAAGGATGGATCTCGTACACCATTCTATGACAAAGCAAGAATTATGGAGTATGGAATTCCAGTTACAATTAGACCAAAGGTTGCACAGGTTTTAGCATTTGAGGATGGTGGAGAAACTATATTTACTAGAGGTCCAGTGCAGGTAATGAATCCTGGAGGAACAGAAGTAGAAGGTGGTTTTGAAAAAGCCTTTGATATGTTTTTCAATAAGTATTTTTCACAAGCATTTTTAAGAACAAGTGGTATAGCAAAATATCTTGAAAATCCACAGGTATATAAAAAGAATATGCCAGCAGGTAAAAGAATGGGTAAGGCAAAAGGCCTATCAACTGGATACCGATGGATTGCTAACGCAGGGATGGGTGCATAATGGCTGCAGTAATTCATCATCCACCTACAATTATTAATGCTTATCTGGCAGCAAAGATAAGTCCAAACTTTAACCCAGATACAAACACAAGCATTGGAACAACATATTTTTTCCCAACACTTCCAACAGAAATTGATGCTTTGACTGAAACATTTCCACAAAGCAATGGGGTCTTTGGGGTATATGACAGAATGTTTAAAATGAGAAGAACTCCATTTCCATATATTAAGTGTGAGCAACTTCTTTACTATTTTTATTCAGTAGGAGACAACGCACAGAGAAATATGGTTATAACCCAACAACAGGTAAGTGACTTGCTTGACAATGGTGACGACTCAGCAAAAGACCTTAATGAATGGGCCCAAGCAAACCTAGATTATCAGACCATAGACTCTAAGCCTGTATTCTTTCATAACTTCAAGATCTATCAACTAGAAGAAACCAGAGATATTGTAGACTTTGGCACAGCCCGTACCTATGCGGGGAATAAGATAATTATAGACTACGACTGGCACCCACTAGAATTACCAGCATAATAAAAAGGCTGTATAATTGATTTGAGGAAACAACCCCCTTTTAATAAAATGAAAGAGGTGAGATATATGGCATACAGCCGTGGTTCAAGTAGTAACATTATCGTGGGTGCAGCAGCACTTTTTACACATAATGCAGGTCCAATCGGATACAATGAAGTAGATGGCAAGATCACTGATGCTCAAGCAGCAACAGACCTTCCAGCACTTACAGCATCCTCAACATCCTACAAGGATACTTTGTCAGACTCCGTAACAGGCGCTGGCTATACAAACATCGGTTACACATCAAATGGTTTGGAACTCGCATTCCAACCAGATTTTGGTGACGTAGCAGTAGATCAACTTCTCGACGTTGCTCGTTTATTCAAGCAAGGTATGACAGTTAATCTAAATACATCTTTTGCTGAATCAACACTAGAAAATCTTCTAGTTGCGATTGCAGGAAAAGGTGGAGTTGGTGGAGACTTATCTCCAGAGGCATCAGGTCTACAGACTCTCAAGATGTCTGCAGGCGACATTGGTGACGTTCCACTAGAGCGTGGTATTGTAGCAGTAGGACCAGGTTCTGGTTCTTCTCTAGATCCAAAGGAAAGAATCTATGTAGCATACCGTGCACTCTCAATTGAGAATGTAACAGTATCTGCAAAGCGCGATGAAGCAACAATGTTTGAGGTTTCATTCCGTCTTCTTCCAAATGACAATGCGTCATATGGTAAGATCGTAGACCGTTCCCTAGCATAATACAACTTAATATGAGAGGCTCAATCCTTCGGGGTTGGGCCTTTCTGTTTGGTATACTTATATAATGGCAACTAAAATATATGACACAAAAAAAATATCATTAGTAGACGATAGAGTAGTTGTTGCTGCTCCACTAAAAATAAAATATCTAAGAGAATTCCTAGAAACTTTTGAAACAATAAAAGAAGCAAAAACAGATGATGAATCAATATCAGTCTTGGCCAAATGCGCTTTAATAGCAATGCAACAGTATTGCCCATCAATTAAAACAATAGAAGATCTAGAAGATAACCTTGACTTGCCAACCATATATGAAGTAATTGATGTAGCAGCGGGAATTAAAATTAACCAAAAGTCAGAAGATACTGTTAAGGATCAGGCAGTTGAAAGCGGATCCACATGGGACACATTAGATTTAGCAAAATTAGAAGCAGAGGTTTTTTTAATCGGTATATGGAAAGACTATGATCAACTAGAATCATCAATGTCAATGCAAGAACTGACAGCCACATTAAAAATAAAAAGAGAATTAGACTATAGTGATAAAAAATTTGTTGCTGCGATGCAAGGGGTAGATTTAGATAAGAACTCTGGAAGTGGAAATGAATGGGAAGACATGAAGGCTAGAGTCTTTAGTGGAGGGAAAACGCAAGATGGAAGAGATATTCTTGCATTGCAGGGCGCCAACGCCGAAAGAGCGGGGTTTGGAATTGGAATGGGGCTAGACTATGAGGTTTACGATTAATCAAAAATAACGCTCCGCTATGGTATAATTGACTAAACCTTATAAGGAGGACTAAATGGCAACTGCCACAACAGAAGAGAAGACCGTAACACTAATTGATGGTACTAAGATCAAGGTCAGACCACTTAAAATTTCACTACTTCGTCCGTTTATGAAGAAGTTTGAAGACATTGCAAAAGTTGCAGATGATAACGAAAAGTCTATGGACTTACTTATGGACTGTGTTCAAATCGCAATGAAACAATACAAGCCAGAATTGGCAGAAGACAAGGAAGCCCTAGAAGAAAACCTAGACCTTCCAACAGTATACAAGATTGTCGAAGAGGCATCAGGAATTAAACTTTCTGACGCATCACTACTTGGCAACCTTGCAAATAACTAAATAAAGAGGTGTTAATGGATGGCTGATGTAGAATCCAAT